AATAATTTTTTTCGGTTATAAAAAAGGAATGATTAAACGAATATTATTATTGATAAACCATATATCTTCTAAACTACAAGTATGGAGTTGGCAGAAATTATGGAGTAATAGAAAAAAAGGTTATGGATACAGAAAATAACGAAGTAGGCAGACCACCTTATATTAAAAAGGAAGATGATGCTAAATTGGTTGAGGCATTAACGATAGCTGGGGTAACACAAACTTTGATAGCACAGATAGTAAAAATTAGTGAACCTACTTTAAGAAAAAATTTTAGAAAAGAATTAGATACAAGTAAAGCCAGAGCAAATGCAGTTATATCACAAGCCTTGTTTAAAAAAGCAAAAGATGGTAATGTGGTTGCACAGATATTCTGGTTAAAGACACAAGCAGGTTGGAAAGAAAAAAATTATCATGAACTTACAGGAAAAGACGGAGATAAATTATTCGGAGAGGAAAGACAGCTTATTGAAATCCGAAAAGTTTTTGACGAGATTAACTTCACCAAACCAAAAGATATTATTGAAGCACCTGAATTGGTGCAAAACAGCGAGAGAGAAACAGATAACTCCTAAAGGAGATTGGAATGTTTGGTTAATACTTGCTGGTAGAGGTTGGGGTAAGACTAGAACAGGTGCACAAGATATTGCATTTTATGGATTGACTAGACCTAATTCTAGAATAGCGATAGTAACTCCAACATTTGGAGATGGTCGTGATACTTGTATAGAGGGAGTATCTGGTTTGTTAGGTTGTATTGATCCAGATAATATTGAAAACTGGAATAGAAGTATTGGAGAACTTACTCTTAAGAATGGAACTATCTATAAAACTTTTTCTGCTGAACAACCAGACAGATTAAGAGGTCCACAATTTCACAGAGCATGGTGTGATGAGTTAGGAAGTTGGAAGAACGCAGAAGCATGGGATCAATTATTATTTGGATTAAGACTTGGCGACAAGCCACAAGTAATAATAACAACAACACCCAAGCCAACAGATTTAATAAAAGAATTAGTACAGAATAAAGATTCTCTTGTAACGAGAGGTAGCACTTTTGAGAATAAGGATAATCTTGCAGAGTCCGCAGTTAAAAAACTAAAAGAAAAATATGAAGGAACTCGGCTGGGCAGACAAGAATTATTCGCTGAAATTTTAGAAGATGTTGAGGGTGCTTTATGGAATCGTAATATGATTAGTAAGGCACTCATTAAATCAACAGATATAATACCAAACTTTACAAGAACAGTAGTTGCTATTGATCCAGCAGTTACTAGCAATAAAAACTCAGATGAAACTGGAATAGTTGTTTGTGCTAAAGGTACAGATGAAAAATTTTATGTACTTGATGATGTTACTGGAAAATACACACCTGACCAATGGGCAAAGATGGCAGTAGAAACTTATTACAAATATGATGCAGATAAAATCATAGCTGAAGTAAATAATGGTGGAGATTTAGTTGAAAGAGTGATAAGGACTATTGATAACAACATAAGTTATGGAAGTGTAAGAGCAACTAAAGGTAAGTATTTAAGAGCAGAACCAATATCAGCATTATATGAACAAAATAGAGTTAAGCATTTAAAACCATTTCAATTTTTAGAGGATCAAATGGCAAATTACAACCCCACAACATTTTCTGGTTCGCCAGACAGATTAGATGCTTTAGTTTGGGGAATAACAGAACTGTCGCAAAGAACAGGCAAAGTTAATTGGAGAATTAGTTAATGGCAATATATGACAATATAAAAAATATTTTTAAAAGAAAAGAAGAACCAAAGGTGCAAAGAAAAGAAGCACCCATAGTTTATTATAATTCATTAGGATATGATTCAGCACCTAAAATTTCTTATGAAGATTTAGCAACTGATGGATATTCTGAAAATGCTATTGTTTATAGATGTATAAATGAAATAGCGAACAATGCTTCAAGAGTTAAAATTTTATTATTCAGAGGAGATCAAGAAGTTGATAACCACCCTCTATTAGATTTATTATATAAGCCAAGTCCAACTATGTCACAAGTTGAATACTTTCAGGCTTTATATTCTTACTTATTAATTGCAGGAAATAATTATATTTTAAGTGTAGGAGGAGATAAATCTCCACCAACTGAACTTTATAATTTAAGACCAGATAGAATGAAGATTAGAACAGGCACAAGAGCAATGCCAGTATCATATGATTATGTTTTAAAAGGACAAGTAGTTGAAAGCTATCTTGTAGATCAAGCAACAGGAAATTCTAAAGTTAAACATATAAAACTTTTTAATCCTTTAGATGATTATTATGGAATGAGTCCTATGGCAGCTTCTAGTGTTGATATTGACCAACATAATTTAGCAAACAAACATAATGTAAATTTATTACAAAATGGAGCAAGACCAAGTGGTGCTGTTATCTTTAATCCTAAAGATGAAACAGGTGGTCATGTTCAATTATCAGATGTTCAAAGAAATCAGTTAATGAATGATGTGAACCAAAGATTTAGTGGAACTGGTAATGCTGGTAAGCCAATGTTATTAGAGGGAGATTTTGATTGGAAAGAAATGGGCTTATCTCCTAAAGACATGGACTTTATACAATTAAAAAATATGTCAGCAAAAGATATTGCTTTAGTTTATGGAGTACCAAGTCAGCTTATAGGTATTCCTGATTCACAAACTTATTCTAATTTTGCAGAAGCAAAACTTGCATTATATAATGAAACAATTATTCCTTTGCTTGACAGAATACAAGGCGACTTAAATGAATGGTTAGTGCCTATGTTTAATGAACAAGGTTTAGAATTAAGATATGATATTGATTCTATTCCAGCTATGGCAGAACAAAGAAAAAGAGTTTTTGAATCTGTTAGTGCAGGTGTTAAAGAAGGTATCTTAACTCGTAATGAAGCAAGAGAGCAGTTAGGTTATGAACCAATGGAGGGTGCTGATAGTTTATTAGTACCAGCAAACTTAATGCCACTTAATATAGCTGACGAAATGACAGAAGATAATGTCAGCGAAGAAATTCCAGAAGAAGTTGTACCAGAAGAATTAATTGAAAATGAAGATTCAGATATAGATGAAATCATAAAAGCCATTAGTGACATAGATACAACACCTACTGACTCAATGGTTAGTGAAGCCAAAAAAGGTATTGCTTGGAGAAAAGAATTTAATAGAGGTGGTACTAGAATAGGTGCAACTAGAGCAAGTCAAATTATTGCCAAAGAAAAATTATCTCCTAGTACTGTTAGAAGAATGTTTAGTTTTTTCAGCAGACACGAAAGCGATAAGTCAGCACAAGGATTTAGAGTAGGAGAGAAAGGTTACCCATCAAATGGCAGAATAGCTTGGGCACTTTGGGGTGGAGATGCTGGATTTAGTTGGAGTACAAAAGTTAGAAATCAATTAGAAAGAGAAAAAAATAAATTTTTAGAAGATGAAATAGAAGAAAAAGCAATTTCAGAAGCTGTAAAAAAAGGTCTTGCTAAAAAAGTAGAAGATCATAATGAAGAACATGGAGATAAAGCAGGTAAAAAAGTAACATTAAGAATGTTGACTGCTGTATTTAGAAGAGGAGTTGGTGCTTACAATACAAATCCTGGAAGTGTTAGACCTGGAGTTACTTCATCAGATCAATGGGCTTATGCAAGAGTAAATGCTTTTTTATATGCAGTTAGAACAGGTAAATTTAGAGGTGGTAAATTTGATTTAGATTTATTACCAGAAGGACACCCATTAGCAACATGAGTGCAATAAAACAAACAAAATTATTTATAGAGAAACTAAAAAATAAAGATGAGTCTGAAGTAGTAGTAAGAATAGGAAAGTTTAAGACAAAAGAAGAAGCAGCACATTATGCTTCTTATATTTGCATGACAAAGAGCATTGATTTTGATGCTGAAACTATCCTTGATAATATTGCTGAACTTGAAGAAAATTATTATGGAGTGGACAATAGAACACTACATTAGAATAATTCTAATCTTATTTATAATTTCTATGAATGGTTGTGTTTCAGTTGGTAAAATAGATTTTAACCCAGCAGGAACAGTAGTTAAATATTTAATAAAAAATAATGGAGAATAAAGAAAATGGCACAACAATTAAGAATAATAAATAATGTTTCAATCGCTGCTGAAAGTTCAAGCAATTCAAGTAGTGCTTTAGTAATACCAACAGGATTAATTAGAGT